AAAGGGGGAATACCATGTTAAATTTTAACAACAAATTGTTAAAGTTAATTAAACTTGCAATTAAATTGATTAACAAATTACTTTACACCATTAACAAAATTGAAACAACTTATAAAGAAGCACAGTCAAAAGTTGAACATCTTTCAACTTCAAAAGTTGACCTTACTGAAGTTGTTCAAAAGTTAGAAAATATTCAGACAAAGATAGAAGGTAAGAAAAATGATAAGTGAAGATTTACCTTGTTGTATTGTTCATGGTCGTAAAGACCTGAAGATATATTTTGATAAACCTATGCCTGAATTGTACCTGCAAGATAAATCACTTGTTGGTTTAGAAGGTGACGAACTAAAAAGGGCACTAAACAAGCCGTTTATCACAACGGCTGATATTGGTATTCTTGTTGAGTTCAAAGAAGAATCTTATAAGTTCACAATAGAAAAAGGTTATGATTGGAACGGTGCAAACGTACCACCACTTTGTTGGCTCTTAATCGGTCAGCAAAAAGAACCACGTTTTAAACTTGCAAGTTGTGTTCATGATTATATGTGTGAACATAAAGAAGTTGTTGGTAACAATAGGTATTTATCAACTCTTATTTTTGAAACTTTATGTGAATACTTCGGTAGATTCAATTCTGTAAAACGTTGGGCAATGTTTCACAGTGTTGACAATTATCAAAAATTTTGTAAGTGGGGTAAGAAAAAATGAGAATTGAAAAACCTTCACTTGTCACTTTTGGCTATAAACATCAACTTAAAACACAATGGTTAAAAGGAAATATGCCAACTGTCAAGAAAGGTTTTTACGGTGATATTCTCACAAAAGATAATGTTACACTTGAACATTTATTACCACACTCAAAAGGGGGTAAAACTACTTTAGAAAACTTGGTGCTTGCAACAGACCATAATAATTTTAAAAGAAGCAATTTACCTTTAAAAGATTTTATAAATTTTGAAGCCGTTGAAGAATATCTTGCACAGTTTGTAAATATCAGACTGAAAGATTTCAACGGTAACGAATATATAAAAGTTATCAGGAAAACAATTAAAAGACTTATGAGGGAGTAACAAAATGGAAACAGGTACAGTCGTTGCAGTAGCAAGTTTTATTATAACACTGATTATACAAGTCTTTTCAGCAGGTTTGTTTATCGGTGGTTTAGTGTTCGCAATTAAGTATATGGAAAAACAAATTAAACGTCTTGAAGAAAAACAAGATAAACATAATAACTTAATTGAGAGAATGGCACTTGCAGAAGCAAGCACAAAGTCAGCACACAAAAGAGAAGACGAACTATCAGAAAGAGTTAAAACTTTAGAGGAAGATTATCATGAATATTTCGCAAAAAGGAATTGATTTAATTAAAAAATTTGAAGGGTGTAGTCTTTCAACTTATAAATGCCCTGCGGGAATTTTGACAATAGGTTACGGTCATACAGGTTCAGACGTTCATGCAGGTCAAAGAATTACACAGGAAGAAGCAGAACGTTTGTTACGGTCTGACTTAACTGTTCACTGTAACAATGTTTCAAAACTCGTTATTGTACCTTTGACACAGTATCAGTTTGATGCGTTAGTGTCATTTGAATATAACATTGGTTACGGTGCATTTAAGAATTCAACACTTCTGAAGTTATTAAATGACGGAAAATATATAAATGCTTCAGAACAATTTGAGAGGTGGAAGTATGCAGGGGGTAAAGTCCTTGCAGGTTTAGTGAGGAGAAGACAGGCAGAAAAGAACCTGTTCTTGGGTAGTTAATGTCCGTTTTCGTTTTCGGATATATTCGGCTTGCTTGATGATTCAGGCAAGCCGTTTTTCTATGCAACATCAAGTAATTTCATTTGTGAAATAAATTCTTGACTGAATAAATCTTTTAATGTAAAAATGATTTTGTGGAGTTCTAACGTAGGTAACTCTCGTGCTCCATACTTAACAAAACGATTATTTAATAGATAATTGAACACGGAAGTAAGCACTATGCTTACTTCTTTGTCTTTGTATGAAAAGTTCGAACCTAACATTTTTAAGATAGCACGTTTTTTCTTGCCGTTTGCCTTCAAAAACTCTTGCCGTGCATATTTGCAGAAGTTTTCTAATAAGTTCGAACCCTCGTCAAAAGTTCTTGAAGTGTTGCTGATAACTTTCAATTTTTCAATTAGTCTGTCTTTCTCGTTGTACCACTCGTTGTGTTTTTCTTGCCAATATTCTTGGCTTATTCTACCGTCAAGTTTATCTGTATATAAATTGTCTAATCTGTTCTGAAGTCTGTTTATCTGTTTCTGAATTTCTTCCATGCTCGTTTCTTCATATTCAGATTTTATTTGTCTGATTTCTTTTACTGCTTTTTTGATTTCTTCAAATAAACCGTCTTCAGGGTTCGGTAATCTGTCTATAAGTTGCAGAAATATTTCATCAAGTTTTTCTTCTCGTATATAATCTTGCTTGCAGTTTCCACCACGTTTACCTGTACAATGATAATAAACGTACTTGCCCTTCTTTAATTCGGCAGTCATTTGACAACCACAATGACCACAAGTTAATAAACCTGTGTATGCAAATTCAACGTCATGACTTCTTGCTTTACTTTGATTAAACATTTTCTGAACTCGGTTAAACGTTTCAATGTCAATAATCGGTGTGTGCTTGCCGTCATACACTATGCCTTTGATTTTCATTTTGCCGATATAGAAAACATCTTTTAATACAAATAGTAATCTTGGTTTTGAATACGGTTTACCTTTATGGTTAAAACCTTCGTTAAAAAGTTTTGTTCTTAATTCATCAACAGAATATGCACCTGTTGAATACAAGTCAAATAAACGTTTTACAAATACAGATTTTTCTTTATCAACAAAAATTTCTTTTTTCTTGGTGCTTTTATCTGTGTCGTTATAATAACCAACAGGTGCTTTATGAGGATAACCACCCTCACGTATTTTTTCTTCTCTGCCCTTCAGGACTTCTTCACGTAAATTGTCAAGGTAATTTTTTGCAAGAAGAACCTTAAAACCGTGCACAAGTTTTTCATGGCTTGTTGAATCTTTGCTTAAAATTACACGTTCTTTTACAAGATGCACAACAAGGTTGAAGTTCTGTGATAAGTCTTCAAGCACAACATAATCTTTAAAGTTTCTGTAAATACGGTCAGTCTTTTCAACAAACACATCTTTTATATTGTGTTGTTTAATAAAGGCAAGCATTTCATTATAAACTTTCCTGCCAACCTTACCACCTGTTTTATTTTCAACGAAAAATTTAACTATCTTAATACCTGATTTTTCAGAATATTGTTTGAATAGTTCTATTTGTGCAGGTATTGAAAAACCTGTATCTTCTTGTTTTTTTGATGACACACGTGCGTATGCTACTGCTGATTTCATGAAAAGATTTTATCATAAAAATAAAAAATCAATTTTCACTCATTAAAATATTTGTTAAATTTCTGTAAAAGTTTTTAACGTCTTCTTGTGTAACTTCTTCATTTTCTTCAGGGGGAAGAAGCACAAGTTTTAAATCAGTCGTTGGTTTTAAAGGTATAACATTATTTATCATTTGCCATACCTCATTTCATTTATATCAACAATATGCCGTGATTTTAATATGTTCTTGTAAAGCCGTTTCGCTTCAACTATGTCATCACAAACAAAATCAATAAAAGGTGTTTTACTGAAAACACGCACAACAAATTTACCTGACAGTTCTTCAGGTTCACCAACATATTCAAGACCTCGTAAATCTTGTATGTCGTTGGTGTCTATCATTATTTTACCTTTTACTACAATTAAATCTGACATTAGCCACCTAACAGTTTACTTAAATGTTTCAACTCTTTATCTCGTTCAAGCAGTGCTTTAAATAACGGCTGACAATATGAACGCATATATGCAATTCTTAAATCACCTTTTTTAATTTCAGATTTATCAAAACCTATAATACTTTCCTTGCGTTCACGGTTTGAGAAAATCTTTTTATTATAAATCTGAATCATTTCATCATTCGGGTAATACTGTTGGTGAATCAATATTTGTTCAAGGTCAAACACGTCAAGTTTTCTGCCTGTAATAAAATAGTTGCTATAATAAATTTCAACCGTTTCAAACACAACATTTGTTATTGCTCTTGCAAGTTCTTTGCGTTCTTCGTTATCAGGCATAAAAACAGGTTTACCGTTTAAATATCCTTCAACACTGTCTTCATCACTACCAAAAACGAATTCAACCATTAAACAGAAGTGTATTGCCATTCTGCTTAAAAACATTTTTGTCTTCAGTCCTGATAAAACTTTTGATGATACCTGAATATATAAACCTTGCAACTTAACCTTCAGGGCATATTCTATACCTGCCTGAATTGTACCTGCATAACCTATGTCAGCAATTATGTCATTATCTTTTATCTTGAACTTCTTCAGGTATTTCAAAACTTCTGATTCGTCCTGAAGTTTACGTTGTTTCATTTCTTCTTTTGAAAAGATAAATGACATTTTTCTTGTCAGTTCTTTATTTTTACTTTTTAAACAAAGACCTGCTAAACTTCTTCTGCTGACATGCAGATAATAAACATCTTTTGCTTTGAACACTACCTTTGCAATGTAATACGGCATATACATATCACGTGATAAAAAGAAAATCTTTTGACCTTCTTCACGGTTCTGTAAAACCCACCGTGTGAATTCAAAAATTATCGGTGTGTAAAACAGTGCAAGTTTCTGAAGTGGTTCTGCTTTGTCTTCTGCTATTGCAAGAAATTTCTTCAAAAAAGTATCTTTTACTTTCGGTATGTTTAGATTCTTTGTATGCAGTGCAGGGTTGAAAACAGTTTTTGTTATACCTGCTTTCCGTGCACCTTCTATATCTGCAACATAATTATCACCGTAATGTATTGAAATTGTTTTGCCTGTCTTCTTTTCAACCTTCTTAAAAAGTTTGCCGTCAGATTTACATGCGTTCATTTCACAAGATACATAAACTTCAGGGTTCTTGTAACCTGCATTTTCTAATATCTGTTTCAAAATCTTTGACGGCAAGTACATATCTGAAATAAACACCGTGTTGTTCGGGTTATATTTTTCTAAAATTTCACGGTTTACAATACAGTTTTCAAACTCGGTATCAATTTCAACCTGCATATCAAATTCAGGTAAGTGTTTGTAAATGTCTTTTATGCCGTAATACTTCTTGTCTTCTCGTGCAAGTTTTTCTGCCCGAAGTCTTTTATTAAAAAAATCGTTTCCAACTTTTTCTTCTACCACCTTGAATATATCTGTTGGTAAAAAAACTTTTCTGATTATTGCCGTATCAAATATATCAAAACTCCGTATTGTATTATTGGTCATAGTCTTCACCCTCTTTTATTATGTGTTCAGGCAATAAGTATTCTTTGTCAGAAGGTATGCTGACTTCAATTCCTCTACCTAAAGCAAAGAATATCCACTGTCTAACATTTTCAAGTTCTCGTTGCCTTCTCTCGTGGTCAATGGTGAATCTCATACCATAAAGGGCAATGTGTGTTGCACCCTTCAAAATTGCATATGCAATTAAATAACTCGTAATAGTGACAAAATAATTACCACCTGCAAGTTGTTTGCACTCGTCAAAAGGAAAGTCTTCACGCAAAACATCTGCATCTTTTTTATCAGGGTTTATGTGAATATCAAACCATTTATCAACTCTCGGTATAAGTTCTTCGTCCTTATGTTTATTCATTGACCATATTTCCCATGACTTATCATCAAA